TCACACGCACCATCTCTGCGGATCTGCGGCCATGTATGCGAGTGCGGAGCTTACCGGATATACCGAGGTCCGGCCTATGGATGGCAGGTTGTCCAGCCTCCGACCTACCGGGAGATCAGATGAAGAAAGCCCGTGTTTTTCGTGACCCACTGCACATTATGGCCTTCCGCTTTTCGAGGACCAAGCGCTGGCCTCTATGACTTGCTGCGTCATCGGTCGCCACGGGCTCATCGGCTCCGCCATCGCGCGGCAACTCGGCGAAGTCTCGTCATTCCCAACCGCCGATACGCGCGTGCTGTTTCACTTCGGATCGCCGTCGCACCAGGCCTTTGAGCAGAACCCCAATTACCACGCGCGGGCAACGATGGACAGTTACGCTAACCTGCTGCCGTACTGCTGCCAGCGCGGCATCCTCTTCGTCTACCCTTCGAGCGCTCTGGTCTACGAGAAGGACACGCCATTCGTGCGGCACAAGCAGGCGATGGAGGCGATGGTGCGCTGCTACGACTGCCGCACGCTTGGCTGTCGCATCTTCCCGGTCTACGGCCCGGGCGAGAATCGCAGCGTGATCGCGCAGTGGTGCAGGGCGATGCTGGCCGGCGAGCGCCCGGTGGTGTATGGCGATGGCACGCAGGCCCGCGACTTCACCTATGCCGACGATGCGGCGCGGGCCATCATCGAAGCGGCTGAAGGGAGGCTGCCGCAGCACGCCCTGGTGGACATAGGCTCCGGCGAGCGCATCTCGTTCAACGCCATCGTGCGGCTGATTAACCGCGAACTGGGAGTGAACCTGGAGCCGCGGTACGTCCCGGCGCCCGAAGGATACTCGACAGGCATCGTGTGCCGACGGCGCATGGAAACGCAGGTGAGCATCGAGGAGGGGATTCGGCGCGTGCTGGCTAGCATCAAGCCGCACTATGCCGCCACGGAGTTGGAAGGATGCCCGATTTGAAGATATCCGCCTGCATCCCGACCCGCGGCGACGTGGACATGCGGCCCATTGTGGACCACTTGCGCCAGTATCCCGAGATCGACGAGGTTATGATCTGTGTCTCGGATACGCCGCACACGCGCTACCGGCTGGCGGTGGCCGCGCGGAACGAAGTTGTCTACACCCAGGATGACGACTGCCTGACGGACCTGCGGCCGCTGATCGACGAGTGGGCCCGATGCCCGCGGGAGATGGCATTCGTCAACGCCATGACGACGGCGCATGCGGCGCACTATCCGGGGATGCAGACGCTCGTTGGATTCGGATCGATCTTTCTCCGGCAGTTGGCCGTGCGGTTCATCGAAGACCAGCGGTGGGAGCATGACGAGCTGTTCTACCGCGAAGCCGACCGCATCTTCGCCACGATCCATCCGCACTTCTCGGTATTTCCGAAGATCGAGATTCTGCCTTACGCCAGCGCGCCGAACCGCTATTGGAAGCAGCCCGAGCACCATGCCACCAGAGCCGCGATGGAGCGGCGAATTTTTGAAAGGACAGGGATACGGCCATAATCGGACCATGGAATACAACACTCGCGAAATCCTCCAAGAAATCGACAATCTCGAATGTGCTGAGCCGGAGAGTGTGCCGTACATGACCGCTAAGGCGCTGTGGGTCATAGCCCTCCAGTTGCGCAAGATTTTCGAAAAACTAGACCGCTCTGTATGATCGACATCCTCTACCTCACCTGGAACCGCCGCGAGTTCACTGAGGCGTCGCTGGCCACGCTGTACCACAATACCGATTGGTCGCGCGTGCGGCGGTTCGTGGCCTATGACGATGGGAGCGAGGATGGCGCGCGAGGCGTAGCATCGGGGTTTGCCGCGCGCATCGAGACCGTATTCAAGGTGCGCACTTACATTCTGGATAACCACTTCCGATCGCCAGTGGCCATCGCGAACGATTTCATTCGGCAGTGGGCATACGAAGACATCTTCTGCAAGGTCGACAACGACACCATGGTCCCGCCCGGCTGGCTCGGCGAATGCCTCAGCCTGATGGACCGGTACCCGCGCCTGGACCTGCTCGGCATCGAAGCCTTGGATGGCATGCCGTGCTCAGCCGATGGCCCGCGCGTGATCCAGGATGCGGCCTTCACGGGAGGTATCGGACTGTTTCGGCGGCGCGCATTTCACGGCAGGCCGCTGCCGATCGCCAACGGGCGCTTTGGATTCGGCGCGTGGCAGGAGAAGCACCCGGAGCTGCAGAAGGGATGGATTACGCCATGCCTGCCGGTATTCCTGCTCAACCGGTTGCCGTTTGAGCCGTGGCAGTCTCTCAGCGCGGAGTACGTGCGGAAAGGATGGCAGCGGCCCTGGCCGGATCCGTACACGATGGAGGAGGAGCACAAGTGGGGGTGGTGGCAGGGATGACTATAGCAGATACGGTGCACATTGAGAGGCTGAATGACCTAGTGGAAGGCCAGCGTACTCTCGACGTGGATGTAGTCGTTGGAATGGTTCGACTCAAGATATCTGGAGGCCGGCCAGAATTCCGTAACTCGTTCCTGGTTGACAGCGAGGAGGTGGACGCCTTGATCTCCGCTTTGCAAGAGGCTCGCGATTGCGTCCGAAAGCGGATAGGCCGATGATCGCCGGGATGCTCCGCGTCAAAAACGAGGCCCGCTGGATTGAGCGCGTACTGCGCTCCATGCAGCCGGTCTGCGAGCGCATCTTTCTGCTCGATGACCACAGCGAAGACGGGACGCCATTCCTGGCCGCCAGTCTGCCGGGCGTCACCGTCTACGACAGCCCGTACAGTGGGACGGACGAGGTGCGCGACAAGAACTATTTGCTGGAAAAAGTGCAGGATGCGCGCCCAGACTACGTGCTCCACCTGGACGGAGACGAGGAACTGGCCCCCGGCGCAGTCGATGTAATTCGCCAGATTGTCGCCGCGCCCCGCGCGTATGTGGATGCCTGGCGGTTCCGCATCCTGTACCTCTGGGACCGGGAAGACCAGATACGCACCGATGGTATCTACGAAAACTTTCGTCAGGTTCGCATGTTCCGCTTCGTGCCCGGGCGACGCTTCATCGGCAACGCCAACGGCGGCAACTTCCACTGCGGGCAGGCCCCGCAGCCATACACGCTGGAAGATTGCCGGGCGAAGGTGCTGCATTACGGCTACATGCACCGGGAGGACCGGCTGAGGAAATACGAGTGGTACAACCGCAAGGACCCCGGCAACGAATTCGAGGACCGGTACCGCCATATGGTGCTTGGGGATGCGCCGGAACTGCCTGCTGGCATGAGGGTAAAATGGGGCGGTCCTCTGAAACTGGAGGCGCTATGAACAGCCGTGTCCAATTCGCTTACGCGCCATCCCTGCCGCTGCTCCAGGGCCAAGTTGACGCGATGCTGGCCACGCACGATCCATCTGGAAGCCCCGTATGGGATGCCGCGAGTAACCGCTGGGCTCAGATGATGCTGCGACGGGAGCCGGCATCACAGGACTTGCGACTGCGAGAGCCGCAGCGGGGGAAGCGATGATAAAGGCTCGCCCTAGACCCAACGGAATGGCGAGATGCCCTGGATGCGATAGGTTGCATCAGTGCGGTCTATCGTGCCAGTGTAGGTCGGATGGGACAGGCCGGAATACGCTCCCGAGGCGTGCGGCAAGTGCTTCCCGTTTGCGGATGATGCCAGATGCAAGATTCGGGCTGTCATCGCCAAGCTGGAAGCCGTGATGATCGAGCCGGAGAAGGAGAGATAGATGGCTTATTTGGGAGAGCAGGGAACCGAGCAGTTCACGGTGGAAACGAAACTAGACGGGAAGGTAATCGGCAAGCAGCAGATTCACGATCCGTTCATCCACAACAAGACGGTGTTCACGTTGGACCGATGGAGCGCCTTCAAGCAGTTTTTACGCCCCACGCCAATCAAGGTCGAAGTCACCGTCCGGGGAAGCCATGCAGCGCAGCGCCGGATTATGACGATGGACCCCGAAGAAATGCAGCGGGAGAACGCCGAGTTCGAGCACATCGACCGGACTTCTAACTGCGGATTTGAGTGTGTTCAGAGCACATCAAAATCCGAAGAAAGAACAGCATGAATGAAAGTCGAACAGAATGCGAAGCAACACACAGAAATCCGAAAGGCCATCATTATGTTTCGGTGCTACGCTTGCGTCTATGAACAGGCGAGATTTCTTCGGCGTTATCGCCGCTCCGCTCATGCGACGCTTGGGGCCACCGCCGACGCCGTGGGCCGATGCGTGCGCCGCTATCCCGAAAGCGGATATGCGCAACACTCTATGTGTTCCTTTATCCCCTGATCCGATGATGATGGCTATGGCCGATATCGCCGGGAAGCTTGGCGCTGCTGCTCGTCGGAGGCAGGACGAATACATGGTTTACTACCTACACCACGGGCACCCAGGAGCCGCCCAATGAAGTCCTGGCTTTCCCGACTCGCTCTCCGCATCGCAGCCGGCACTCCCCTGTTGCGCCGCATGGTGCATCTGTTCGAACGCCTGGAGGCGCAGAACGAACGGCTGCGCGAATCGCTTGACGCCCAGCGCTCCATGCTCCAGGACCAGGCCGACGAACTGCGCGAAGCCATCGCACTCGCGGGCGGCGGATGGATGCCGAGGCTACAGCCCGGCGAAGGCGCGGCGCTGCGGGAGTCTCTGCGGGAAGCCAAGGGCAGCGACTCGACCGCCGTTGTGCAGTGCAAGGAATACCTGATCGAGCTTGAGCTTGCGCTGGAGGACCGCGGCTGGAAGCGGGCAGTCGCGCTATCGCAGATGGAGTTCTCGCGCTACGGCACGCAATCCATCATGCTCATCGCCCGGCTGTACTTCGTCAAGAATCCGTACATCCGGCGCGGCGTTCAGATCACCAGCATGTATGTCTTCGGGCGCGGCATCGAGATCTCAAGCCCGGACGACAAGGCGCAGGCCGTTCTAAGCGCATTCCTGGAGCGCAATAAGACGGAGATCGGCCAGGGCTCGCTCGTACAGAAGGACGAAAGCCTGCACACCGACGGCAACCTGTTCTGGGCGCTGTTCAGCGATCAATCCACCGGCGAAATGCTGGTTCGAACCATCGACCCCGCGGAAATCGAAGAGATCATCAGCGACCCCGACGACAGCGGAACGCCCTGGTTTTACAAGCGCCAATGGCAGGAGCGCAACATCAGCCAGAGCGCTATCACGAATCCCAAGACGCAGACGGCCTGGTACGTTGACCTGCGCGCGGCCGAACTGCCCGCGGTCAAGCAGATTATCGCGGTCGGAAACTTCGGCGGGTATCCCTTCGCCAAGGACGCCACCGGCCAACTGATCACGATCTACCACCGCAAGCGCGGCGGTTTGCGCAACTGGCAATTTGGAGTCTCTGAGGTCTACGGCGCGCTCGATTGGGCCCGCGCCACCCGCCAGTACCTGGAGGATTGGTGCACCGTCCACCGGCAACTCGCGCGCATCACGCAGATCATGGAAACGGACGGCGGCGCGCCGGCCATCGCAGCCTGGAAGCAGGCGATGGCCACCACGCTGGCAAACGACATGGTCAGCATCGACCGCAACCCGACGCCTACCACCGCCAGCACGTTGGTGACGGGGCCGGGGAACAAACTGACGAACGTCAAGGCGTCCGGCTTGACCGACTCGCCGGAGCAGGCGCGCCGGCTGGTGCTCATGATCGCGGCGCACTTCGGGCTTCCTGAGACGTTCTTCGGGGACGTCAGTGTCGGCACGCTGGCCACAGCTACCAGCCTGGATCGTCCCACGGAAATCAAGATGCTGGAGCGTCAGGAGATGTGGCGCGAAGACATGCTTGTGATCTGCGGAGAGGCTCTGAAACGTAGCAAGGTTGCGCCGAACGGCAAGCTACGGGAGGCATTCGGGAATCGCCACGTTTCCATCGTGGAGGCGAAGCGCCGGTACCGGGCGAACGGATCCTGGTATTACGAAGCAGCGAAACCATCCGCCGACAAGATCGAGCTTACCGTCACGTTCCCTGCCATCCGTGAAGGCGACCTGCCGCAGCTTATCCACTCCATCGTGGAAGCCGCGACGTTGGGCAACCGGGGCGGGCAAATCATCGGCATCGACGAAAAGGCGATGGTGCGCCGGCTCTACGAACTGTGCGGCATCGACGGCGGCGACGAGTTGACTGAGCAGCAATATCCGGAGGGAGACTACGACCCGAACCGGGCCAAGGAGATCTTGCCACCGCCGATCGGCCGCGCGCAACTGATGCCGGGCGGCAAGCCGCAGCCCACGCCCGCGCAGGCCCAGCAGCAGGCGGATCCCCGCGGCGAGGAAGAACTTGCGCCATCGACCGAGGCGGCGCTGGATCGGCTATTCGCCATCTTGAAGACCCGCGAGTCTGAGAAGCGCGTCAACGGGCACGCATAGGACTGGCTATGGGAAGAGTCAATCTGGACCAAAAGCACCTAGACAAACTCAGACTTGGCGCTATGTTTGATAAGGTGTATCCGAATAACTCCTACGTCCCCACGCATGTGGTCACACTAATCGGTAAGCGCTTTGGCCGGTTGCGCGTTAAAGCATACGCTGGAGAAGGGGCCAAAAGCCACCACTACTGGTGCTGCGTCTGCGACTGCGGGAACGTGGTCCGCGTCGGCGGTTATGCGCTCATAGGATCAACCCACTCCAACCCTGGCGTAAGGTCATGTGGATGTGATAGGCCGGAAATATCCGGCCGCAAGATGAGAGATTTGTGGGCTACTCTCCCAGAGGAAGCGCGGCGAAAGTGGATCGAGAACATGAGATCCGCTAGTCGCAAAGGTATCGAAAAGGTAGCTAGGGATGGGCGCTACTTTAAGTATTCGATGGATTGTCACCGCGCTGCTGAGATGCTGGGCGTATCCCATGAGCGTATTCTCAACCTCAGTCGCGAAGGGATATTGCGGTACACATTCCGCAAAGATGAACTCTGGGTGTCTAGCCAGGACGTAGCGGCGCTTGTATCCAGCCAAGAACGGGCAAAGAAGCGCTGTCGCGCGGCCGACGAGATGCTGCTGGGCGCGTAAATGGCCACCCCTGATCTGTCCGCGGCCATCGAATCTCTCGCCCTTGCCCTGCTGGAGAAGAAGAATGGCAACAAACAGGGCACATACTACTACGACGTCGTCGGTGTGAAGCGCTGGCTTCCCGACGCCGACGCCTGCGAGCTTTGCGAAGACAATGCCGACCGCGGATGGATTGACCAGGACGACGTATTCGAAAGCGTCTTTGGCGATGTGGACGAGCCCCCGGCCCATCCTCATTGTGGATGTGGCGTTGAGTATGGCGAGAAGCGTAAGCGCGTGTACGTGTGACGATTGGCAGTCATCTTGCACCATCCCGGTGCATGATCACTATCCCGCTGCTGCTGCTCATTCGGCTATTCTGCGGATTCTGCCCGATACTAATTTTAGAGTAATTTTATGCCTAGCGCTTTGCTTGACAAAAAGGCGGTCGCGGCGAAGCAAATCACATTGCGGTGCTTTTCCTATCCGCAAAAGAGAAGCGGGCTTGTTGTTGCAGAGTGTATCGATTTGGATTTGATGGTAAAGGCACGCAAGCCCAATAAGGCGATGCGGGAATTGCAGGATGCCGTTATTGGATACGTTAAGGTTGCGGTCGATTCCGGGGATCTGAAATCGCTTATTCCCCGGCCATCGCCTCTCAGCCATCGATTGCATTACCACGCCGTGTGTATGCTTTCCCGGTTTTCTCGGACCAAGAAGGCTCAACTGCTCATTCTCGCGTTTGTTTGCCTGGTGCTGGCCGCCGTCGGCGTGCCGAGTTCCCGCATCAGCCTTGGCTGGCTGGGGCTGGCGTTTTGGGTGCTGTCAACGATGGTTCGGTGAGGCCGTGAATTGTAAGGTTTGACCTGTCGGCTTGCACGCTCCGCATGATTTCGGCGGCGACCAGACCCGTTATCTCTCCATCTGCAATCTGTTCGAATTTTCGAACCGCTGCCGCGCGCAGCAATTCCGCGCCTTCCCGCACGCCTTCCCTAACGGCAATCCTCGCTCCCATCTCGCGGTACCGGCGCATGTAGGCAGCGCGGCATTTGCGGCAGTACCGGTCTGTTTCCGTCTCAGTTTGGGCGCCGCACTTGGGGTTTGAGCAGGTCAAGGCTAAAACAATTTTACGTCGTTATGTTTGCGCCGTAAAGCACAATCCCGCAACCATGAGCGGTGATGGCACTCGATCGGGGCTTCGAATCTCTGGCGCTACATCTCCAGGAAGCCGCGACCGCGCTCTCTCAGGACGATATCCGCAAGCGCCTCTGCGATGCCCTGAAGGACGCTTACCAGGGCACCGGCCATTACGCCTATGTCTGTGACATCTATGGCGATGATGAATCCGGCGACGTGGTCTATTGCCTCGACGGCGATTGGTTCCGAGCCCCGTACAACCTGGGCGCGGTAGCGGGCAAGTCCGCAACCGCCAGCATCGACACCGAAAATGCCACGGATGTTGTGCCCCGGACGGTCTACGACGAAGAGGCCGACGAAGGCGACTATATGTCGGCGATGGACGAGGCCAAGCGGGACGGCCTCTACACCGACGGCGCGGCTCCGCTGTGCGAGCGCTTCGTCAGCAAGTCCGAACGCGACAAGGCATCGAGCGACGATTTCGCGGGCAAAGGAAAGAGTTTCCCGATCCTGAAGGCCGGCGATGTGGCGGCGGCAGTCCGCAGCCTGGGGCGCGCCGGCGCGGGCAACTACTCAGCCGACACGATCAAGGCCAATATCAAGCGCATCGCCAAGCGGAAGGGCTTCCCGCTGCCGAAGGCGTGGCAGGACGAAGGCGATTCGAAGGAATCGATGCGTGAGGCCGCGCGGTTCCAGGAAGTCGGGGCGCGTAACTCCGCAGCCGACCAGGAAAAGATTCAGGCGGTGCACGACCACAGCGTAGCGCTGGGCGCATCGTGCATGCCCTCCGATTCGAAGGAAAGCGCGACCGGCAAAGAGCAGGGCATCCGGCTGGTTGAATCTGCCGTAGCCGAGGTCCCGATTACTCTACGCGAGGCATTCTCGGCCGGCAAGAAAATCAAGATCATCGCGCCCGGCAAGGGATCTACGGCGTTTTACACAGCCGAGGCGCTGAAGCAGGCCGCGACAGACAAGATCTTCCGCGCCGGCTTGCCGATGCGGATTGACCATCCGACTAAAGCCGAAGAGGCGGCCCGTCCCGAAGGAAGCGTAAAGGACTGGGGCGCGGTTCTGTCCGAGGACGCCTCTTGGATGGACTCTTATATCAGCGGCGGCAAGGATCACGGCCCGGGTTTGTACTCGGCCATCAAGCCATTCAGCGACCACGCTCAGACCATCCAGGAAAAAGGCCCGTTTGCCGGCGTATCAATTCGCGCGTACGGAGAGCCTGTCCGCGAAGGCGGCAAGGTCGTTATGCGCGACGGAGTCCCGCTGCTCGCCCGGCTGACTGCCGCCGAGGGCGCCGACATGGTCACAAAGGCAGGCGCTGGCGGAATGTTTCTCTCTGAGTCGGCCCGCGCCGGTTCCCAAACCACAACCCAACAGGAGTCCGAAATGGACGCTACCGAAGTCAAGAAGCTGCAGGAGTCCCATGCGGCCCTGGAGGCGCGAGTCCGCAAGCTCAACGAGCGCGCCGCGGTCGCTGACGCTGCCGACGAAATCCGGCAGTTTTACACCACCGTGCGCGTGGGCGAGGCCGTACAGGAGCGCGTCACCCGGCGCGTGCTGGCCGGCCAGGTTCCGCTGACGGAATCCGGAGAACTCGACAAGACAAAGCTCAAGGCGCTGGTCGAAGCCGAAACCAAGGACGAGTGCGATTACATCGCCAAGGTGTCGGGCGGCCGCATCGTTGTCGGCATGGGCAGCGCAGCCGGGCAGACGGCGCAGCAACTCAGCGAAGCCGACCGCAAGGCCATCGAAGCCGAGAAAGCCGACCGCGAAGCGCAGTACGCCGGAATGATGGGCTTTGACGAGTCCATGCGGGCCGGGCGCGGCATCCTGGAGCGCGGCGCAATCGCCTTCGACCCGAACTACAACGCGCGTAAGGCGCGCGGGGCGCGGCCGTCGCTCGACACTCCGGCCACTTTGGAGGTGTCGGCGTGACGAACGAAATCTTCGCCCGCGGCGAACAACTCACGGTAGCGTCTCCATCGGGGATCACGATTCACTCCGGCGATGCGCTGCTGTTCGGGTCCAAGCCATGCGTTGCGGTGACGGGCAACCCGCCACCGGGAAGTCGCACGACCAGCGGAAATATCACCATCAAGTTCGTCGGCGTTGATGTGTTCAGCGTCGTCGGCCAGTCTTCGCTATCGCCAGCCGTTAATGCGGCCGTGGCGGTGGGCGACAAGATCTATTACGACGGCGGCACGAAGGACGCTACGACCGGCATCACCTACGGCGGCACGCTCGATGTCAACTCATCGACCGGCGTGCTCTTCGGCGAAGCGATGGCCACCGTAAGCTCGGGCGCCACGTCGAGCATCCCCGTGAGGCTCGGGTAAGGAGAAACCGATGAAATCTTTCGTCAACTTTTTGCGCGAGTCCGAGCGAGACAACGGACGCCTCGGTTTCACTTATGACGGCGCCCAGCCCGAAGGCGCTCAGGTGGTAGCCGAGGCCATCGGCGATGTCAGCCACGGCGTAACCCCTGAAGTCGCTGACCGCATGCGCGAAGCCGGCCTGTACAACATCGACCAGGCCATGACGCGGATGCATGGCCGGCCAATCTCCAGGCGGGAATACCAAAGCAACCTCGATGCCGCGCGCCGGCTCGTGGAAGCGGCCATGAATGGCTCGAAGCGCGCCTTTGTGACGCTTCAGGAAGCCATGACGATGAGCGATTTCTCCGGCTACTTCGGCGACATCCTCAACCGTTCAGTGCTCGCCAACTACGCCGAGACGCCGTACACCTGGGATCAGTACTGCTACCGCGCCACGCTTCCGGATTTCCGCCAGGCGAAGCAATTTCGCTTTGACCGCGGCTCGGCTCCGCTCGATGGCCCGATCAATCCCGACAGCAATCAGGCCAGCGGCAGCGGCCCGAACGGACTGGAGCAGATGTCCGAGTATCCGCTGCGCAAGCGGGTCAGCAGCAACTACACCGACCAGCTTTACAAGTTCGGAGCCCGCGTGGACTTCGCTTTCGAAGTGATCGTCAATGACGACCTGGACGCGCTGAAGGATACACCGGCGCTCCTGGGACGCGCAGCCCGGCGCACCGAAGAATCGCGCGCTACCAAGCTCTACGCTGCGAGCACCGGCCCGAACGCTACCTTCTTCGCCAACGGCAATAAGAACCTGCTCAACACCACGAACCTGCCGGACCTGACGACCACATACGGCGTCAACAATAACCCGCGGTTCTCGTGGAACGCGCTCGCGGCCGCCATGACGCTGCTGGCTCAGCAGAAGGACCTCGACGGGCAGCCGATCAGCATCGAGAATTTCGTGCTGGTATACCCGCCTCAGATCCACGCCACCGTGATGAGCGTCCTGAACGCAACCGAGGTTCAGTTGAACACCTTGGGTGGCTTGACGGTCACGAACAGCACGACCGGCATTACCAGCGGCACGCGGCTCGTCAGCGGCAACTTCATCCGGTCCCTCGTGACCCCGGCGCTCAATTACTACCTGCCGATCGTGGACACCACCAGCGGCACGCATGCCTGGTACCTGATCGCCAACCCGAACAACGGACGCCCGGCGATGCAGTTGTCCTTCTTGCGCAGCCGGCCGCGGCCGGAACTGTTCATGAAACTGCCGAACCAGGTGGCAATCGGCGAGGGAACCATCGGGCCCGGCGCGGGCGTGATGCCCGGAACGGCCAATGTCAACCCGATGGACGGCGACTTCGAAAACGACGCGATCGATTACAAGATCCGCCATTTCCTCGGCGGGACTTTGCTCGATCCCCTGATGGCCTGCGCCTCCACCGGTGCGGATTCGTAAGCGGCTCCTCCAACGAAGGGAAAGGCGCGGCATGGCGGCAAATCTCAGCGAGGTGGCTGTCCGGCCGCGCTTCTTTTTTTGAGACATGAGCTTTTCGTACGACGACAGCAATTCCGACCTCAACTACGTGCGCCAACTCGTCGCCGATACGAGCAATTCGTCCATTCCGCTCAGCGGAACCTGCAATACCAGCGGCACAGCAGTCCAGGCCCTCACGGGCGCTTTCGATGGCTCCATGCCGTTCATCGTCATCAACGGCGTCCAGTACGCCATCGCGGCCATTATCGATAGCGGAAACCTGACGCTGGCGGTCAGCGCCGGCACTCAGACCGGCGTGGCCTGGAACTCCTCGCGGTCCATCTTCTCGGACGAGGAAATCAACCGCGCCATTTTCCGCACGTCCTCGCAGGGGATCTACACCAGCAGCATGGCGGTCGTGAATGGGATGGCTGGCGTGATGCCGGTCAATGTCACCAGCCCGCTGATGGCCGCGGCGATCCTGCTCGATTCGCTGGCCTCAAATCGATCCCTGCTGGCTGGCGTAGTCAAGGTGCTCGACGTCAGCGTGGCGCCAGCGCAGGCCGCGCAGGAGTTGCGCAACACGGCCAAGGAGTACCGCGACACGGCGCGGCGAGACGGAAGCTTCGCCATTGTCGAGCAGGCTCCGAACGCATTTGCGGCGCGGGAGCGGACCATCAAGCAACTGTTGAGGCTTTGCGCCTGATGTACCAGGGGCTGATCGGCGGCATTTCGGGCGTGATGGACATCTACCGCGCAAGCGGCCTGGCGGTCAGCCTATGCACCATCCAGGGGCCCGCTACGCCCACCGGATCGCCGATTGTATGGCAGCCGGCGACGGAGCCGTATGTAGACCCGCAAGGGACGGCGCCCGGCATCTACGCCAACATCCCCGGACTCGTAAATCTCCCCTGCCAGGACGCGCCGGAATCTGAAGGCGGCGTGACTGCCACGGAGATCAAGGCGCTCAGCGAGACGGCCAGCATCGAGGTGCGTCACGTCCTGCTGGCCGGATATTACCCGCAACTGGACACCCTGACGAACTGGGGAGATATCGGCTGGCGCGCCATCATCACCAACCCCTTCGGCGTTACTACGACGTTCGACATTCTCGGGGCGGAAGTGGATAGCCAACGAACTCAAACGCGGCTGAAGGTAAGGCAGGTGTCTCTGTGATCTCAGCCAAGGCTACCTTCGTTCCGCGCAACGACCTCGGCCAGTTCGTCGAGGTGCGGGTGACGCCCGCGGTTCGCATGGGAGGCGACGAGGTAGCGGAGCGGCTCGAGCAGCGGCAGAAGGATCTGTGCCCGGTGCGGTCGGGCGAATTGCGCGACTCGATCACGACCACCGTACAGCAGTTGCCGCGCACGATTCGCTGGAGCGTTGGCCCCAACAAGGAATACGCCGAGTACGTCGAGTTCGGGACCGGCATCCGCGGCGAGGCATCGCCAGGAGCCGGCGATGGGCCATATAACCCGGCATGGCCCGGCATGCCGGCTCAGCCGTACGTGCGGCCAGCGTATGACGAAATTGGTCCGCTGGCCACCTCGATATTCGGAACGCATCTGGCGACGGAGCTACAGAAGTGATGACGCCTGATCTCCAGATGCGGACTGAGGCGTTCTTTATTCGCGCCGGCGCGCCTCCGGCAGACTACGGACTCGCCGAAGCGATGGCCCTACTGGCTGCCATTGACGCCGCAGTCAAGCCGCCCAGACCGTCTGACCTGAGCATCAACGATGGAAAGCTCATGGTCACGCTGTGGCCGGGGAATCGGATGCAGGCTTTTCACCTGTCTCCGGAGGACTTCCGCCGTCCCGGCGCTGAAGTGGCGCGCGACATCGTCCGCATGGCATTTGGAGGCAGGGCATGAGCGCTGTCTCGGTGGAACAGAAGATCCGCACGGCGGCGGCTGCCAATTCCACCCTGCTGCTGATGCTGCGCACAAACGCGCAGGGGCGCGGCCCAGACACCAGCGCCCCGTTTCGCTGGTACACCGACGGCTTGCTGCAGGGATCGCTATACCCTGCCGTCGTCACGCAGTTGATCTCCAATCCGCGCGCCTACTCGCAGGACGGACAAATGCCGACCTCGTGGGCGCGGGTGCAATTCACCATTTGGGGCGGCCCCTACACGGCCGGCGCACAGGCGAGGGAAGACGTGGGTCAAGCCTTGGGCGCGTTCTTTGCCACGTTGGATCTGAGTAGCCGGCCCGCTGGGCTGGTGCAGCCGAACTTCATTGATTTGGAGCGCAACGCTGCCTATCCGCAGAAGGACGGTCTGCTCTACCAGAAGGTCATGGACCTTATGGTTTTTGTTGACGATTCGCTCTAAGGAGAATCATCATGCCGAATCCCGCATTTCCTTGTCAGCACACCGTCTTGAACATCCTGATGGGCAGCCCGCAGGCGTACCAGGCCGTCGCCAACATGGGCGACTGGCAGCCGCTGCCGTCGAGCGCGACCGAGGTAGACGTCTCCAGCCACTCGACCAACCAGTGGGACCAGTGGACGCCCACGACGCTCTCGGGCGGCAAGCCGTCCTTCCCGGTCTACTGGATCCCGGGCGAAACCACGCACGAGATCCTGCTGACGTACTACCAGCAGCGTGGCTCTTCGGCGACGCAGCCCGGCACGCCGATCTACTTCCGCGTCGATTTCCCCGACGCTGCGCAGACCACTTGGAAATATCAGGGATTCGTCACCGGCTTGAAATTCGATGCGCCGGTCAAAGGCGTTCTGAAGGCCACGACCGAATTGCGCATCACCGGCCAGCCGAACTTCAACGCCGACCGCATCACGATTCCGTAGCCTCTCGACGGTGCAAGCGCATGGACGGACCTTTTGTTCTCGCCGTCCTTCTTACGCGCGACCGTCCCGAGATGGCGCGCCGCGCCGTGAGATGCTTCGACGCGCAGACGTACCCGGCAGAAGACCGGCATTTGATCGTTTACAACACAGGCGGTCGATACGATTGCGACGGCCTCGACAGCGACAACGTCGATGCCGTTTACAGTTTTGATTCTGATGGCCTGACCATCGGAGCGCTGCGCAATCGCGCCATCAGTCTCGCGCAATCCCCGTTTGGCTCCGGCTGTACGCCGGACATCATCATCACGTGGGACGACGACGATATCAGCCATCCTCGCCGAATCGAGGAACAGGTGGCGCTGCTGCAATCGAGCGGAGCGGACGTCGTCGGATACAGCGATTTGCTGTTCCGCCAAGGAGACGAAACCTGGCTCTACCGATGCAATGAGCCCTGGTGCGCTCCCGGCACAACTCTTTGTTTCTGGCGCCGCGTCTGGGAGCGGCGGCAATATCCCGCCACCTCGAGCGGCGAGGATTGGCAATTCACACAAGGCCGGAAGGTGGTCGCGGAGTCATCGCTGAAGGGCGGCGAGCCCCGCATGATCGCCACTATCCACGGCCGCAACACTGGACAGGCGACCTACGAAGCCTCGCTGGCAAAGGCAAGACTCACGCCGGCTGAGTTTCGCAGGGCGCCCGAATGGGATCACTACCAGATCCCGATGGAGGAATTTGCAGTATGCCGAGAGTAAACGGAAGTTCCGCAGAAGTGCAGGCCGTAAAGTATCCGCGATGGGAGTTTGACGGCGACATCTACATACTGAAGCAGAGCGGGGCCAGTCGCTTTCTGATGGGAGAGTACGGCCTTACGACTGAGCAGTTAAAGCGTTCGAGCGATGGGATGGTGGCCCCTAACGTGGCCGTAAAGATGGCCGCGGCCATGATGGGGAAAATTGACAGCAAGGGCAAATGGCGGCCGGCCAAAATCGACCCGCTTGAGTTGGCTGCATCCATCGAAAGCGGCCAGGAATGGGCCGACTTGTTTGCCTGCATTAACGAGGCGTCGGAAAAAGCGCCTGCGGCAGCGACTGCGACCTCTGCGCCGCCGCAAGGAGAAGTCCAGGGGTCGATGCCGAACTGAGCGAAGAGGAGAGGCTGCTGCGGGCAGAAGCCTTCGCGGTCTCTCCTTACGGCCTCGGAATCGGCCGATCCCGGTTCTGGGGCCTTTCGGAGCGGGAGTTTCACGCCCTGTGCCGGGTGCGGAAGGAGCGGATGGACGCCGACAACCAATTCACGATGGTGCTCTACGCCCAGCTCCAGACGAGCATCCGCAACGGGCTTACGCCTAAAAAAGACGAGTTCGACAAGCTCGTCCCGTGGGAGCCGCACGACTTTTATCCTGACTTCCCCGCGCCGCGCACTCCTGCGCGTGAGCCGATGACGCTCGAAGACAAGATGCTCATGATGAAAATCGCGCTGCAGCAAGCCTGGTGGCATGAGCAGAACCGAGGGGCGAACTGATGGCCGACACAGTCGGAACCATTGCAGTAGACATCATCGGAAATTTGCAGCCGCTGGCCGATGCGCTCAATGACGCGCAGTCGCTGGCTTCTGCAGGGGCCGGCGCGATCGGCAGTGCCTTCAATTCGGCGGCCGGCGGCGTGGACGCCTTCGACAAAGCGGTAGAGCAGGCGCTCCAGGACTTTACGCAGGGCACAACCACATGGAATCAGTTTCAGGATGCGCTGGCGAAGATCGACGCAGAAGTCGGAGCGCTTGCCGATTCCATGCCGGCCTTCGCGCAGGCGCAGGCGCAAGCGGCAGAGCAGGCAGCGGCAGCCGCGCAGGGAGAGCAGCAGTTCGCCGCCGCGGTCGATCAGGTGGCGTCTCAGGCTCCAGCGGCAGCGGGCGCCCTCGGGCAACTGACAGAGCAGGAGCAAAATGCCAGCCAGGCGGCTGCATCCGGGGCCGATAACGTCAACCAATTGATGTTGGCGTTCGGGCAGATTGCTGGCATCTCGCTCAGTGTGGCGGCGCTGAAGTCGTTCACCGAAGCAGCGATCGAAGCGTTCGCAGAAGTAGAAAAGGCTCAGATTGCTTTCGGCTATCTCAGCGGCAGCGCCGAAACCGCCGCTACGGCCATTAGCGAACTGAAGGCCATCTCCAACGAACTGGCGCTCCCGACCGACAGCGTTGACCATTTCGCCCAGCAACTTCTTGCGGCCGGAGCAGAAGTCGGAGGGCTGGACGCCGCAATCCGCGCGGCCGCAGACGATGCCGCGGCGACGGGGAACAGTTTCGACTCCATCGCCAGCAAGATATACAACTTGGCCGAATCGGCCACGCTGCCGACGAAGTCGCTTAAGACGCTGGCCCTCACCGCTCAGGAATTGGCCGACTCGATGGGCGTGACGGTCGAGCAGATGAAGGCTGAGTGGGGCGACCTCACGATCGACCAGAAGCTCCAGGCCATCGAGGACGCGCTCGGTAAGTTCCAGGACGCCAGCAAGGCCGCCGCAGACAGCACATCCGGCGATATCCAGCGGATGAAGAACGAGTGGAACGAGGGGATGCAGGCGATCGGCGGCCAGTTGGCGTCCACGGTCAAGGGGTTGGGAGACGGCTTCAAAGACCTCGTCATCTTCATCGCGGCCGGCGTAACGAATGTCATCGACCTCGCCAAAGGGCTAGGGACGGCGCTGGCCGCCATCTTCGACGCCATCGGGACGGCTTCTGCTGGCTTCGCTAAAGCCTTCGCTGCGGCGATGAGCGGAGATTTCAGCGGCGTCAAGGATGCAGTCGTTAACACAGTAAAACAGATCGAGGATGAGGTCGGCGCGCAGATCAACGTCTACATGGACGAACTGAAGCGCGACAACGACAGCCTCAAGGACCTGTACGCGCAGCTTTTCAATCCGGCTACTCCGAAGATTACAACCGGAAATACGCCGCCGCCTCCTGGCGCCATCACACAGCCCGAAGATACATCTCAATTCGACGCAGAGATAAAGCAATTCCAGAAGCTGGCTGATGCTTCTGCGCTGCTTCTGAACCAGACTAAATCCAACTATTCCGACTACGTCGCAACGCTTGATCTCGGAGGAAAGACGGCGGCCTCTATCGTAGGTTCGCTGGAATCATTGATCAATAAGGCGCAAGTCGAACAGGAAGGAATGGTAGGCGGGTTCGATGCCGCTACGCAGGATCTGATCGAACGGCTACAAAACGTCCAGCAGTTATACCAACAATTCGCCCAGAACGATGCGCTTGGAAAAATGGCGCAGCAGGTCACCGACCTGGCCGCGAAGTATCCACAGCAGGTAGGCGAACTTTCTAGCGCTACCCAGATGTGGATTCTGGATTTGAACGACGTGGCGGCCGCTGCTCCGAAGGCATTCACGTCACCCGTCCAGGCCCTTAAGGATGCGCTACAAGCCCAAAAGCAGTTAGACGACCAAACACAGAAGATGCGTGACTCCGTTATCGCGCTCGGTAGCGGCTGGAACGAGATGGAGGGAGAGCTCAGGAATGTGGCAGGGTCGGAAGCCAATCTGAGCGGAGTCACTGGAACAACGAAAAAGAACTTCGAAGATTTGCTAGCGGCTGGGCTGGGTCTATCGCCGGCGCTTTCGGATGCGTGGACGCAGAGCGTCAAATTCGATGAAGCCCTGAAGGTTCTGGGGATCGACTCAGATGGGCTCAAAGTAAAACTCGACGCTCAGCGCGTGGCCTTCGAGAATCTGGTTCAGTCTGGCACGACTAATGCCGCCCAACTGGACGCAGGCTGGACTTCATTGATGAAAGCGGTCCAGGCGTCCGAGAGTAGCTTTGAGTCTGTCGATGATTTCCTTAAGTCCCAATTGTTCCAGGACATGCAGGACGGAATCAGAAAAGCCGAACAACTGGGAGAGTCCTGGGGCGCAGTCACCGCAAAGCAGGAGGCGGCTCTCCAAGAGGTAATTAAGGTCGGAGTGGCCACGGGGCAGAGCGTTGGAGACGCAGTATTCCAACTCGACAAGTTGAAGATCGAGCAGCAGGCGGTGGCCGATTCTGCCACTCAGATGAGTCAGGCGCAGATTATCGCGATCGATAACATGAATCTCGCCTGGAAGGCCCACCAGGACATAGTTAATTTCGTCAGTAACACGTACAAGCAGATCCAGACCGACATCATCAACGCCTTTGGGAATCTCGGGAAGGGCTTCGCCGACGCCATCCTGAGCGGCCAGAATTTTGGCTCCGTGATGACTTCGGTTTTCAAGCAACTGGAAAAGCAGATTCTGGAAGACTTGGTGGGCGGGGCGCTGAAGGTTCTGGGCGAGACTTTCATGAGCCTCATTGGTGGGGCTACCACCGGGAGCTCGGTACTCAATCTCCTGTTCGGCAACATCAAGGGTCTGATTGGCGGCATGAGCGGAATGCTTGGCAGCGTGCAGGGAGCCACGCAGGAGGCTTTGGATTGGTCGCAGAAGGCCGCGACGGCCGCCGTCAATGCGGCTGTCGATGCCGGCGAAGCGGCGAGCACGGCGGCGCAAACAGGCGCAAGCGTAGCGCAGGCCTCCAGCAGTATGGCATCAGGGGCGACCAGCATGGCCGGCGCTTCCTCCTCGATATCCAGCAGCGTTGTAGGGATCGTTGGTGCTGTTGCCAGCGTCATCGGAGCGATCGCTTCCGTCGGGACGTTCGTAGAGTCTCTGGTGGAGAATCACAAGCTTGCCACTATCGAAGAAAACACCCGAATCACGGCGATACTGACCCAAGAGATAGTTAACAATAACGCCACTATTTTCGAGCAGGAATACGAGCGGATGGGAGAGATTCTAACCGCTACGCAGCAAGTAAGCTCGAACATCGGGCGCATCGTTGAGGCCGAAGGAAACGTCTTTAATCGCTTAGGGGATCTCTGGACAACACTTCAAAGCATAGATGAAGGCATAGGTTCCCTCGCTAGCGTTATATCGAGCCTGGGGAGCGGAATCCCATCTTCCGCTAGCGGCCCGAGCCTGTCTGATGTAGCCACAGCGCTGGCTAACATCCTAGCTACTGACGGAAACGTTTTTAGTCGTCTCGGCGACATCTGGACGGCAGCGCAAGCAATAAACACATCCGTCCAGTCTGTCGTCCAGACCGTAATCGAGGGTCTGACCAACGTCAACATTTCGGCGCAGGCCATCCTCTCCGAAACGCAGTTGGTGGAATCGGACGCCGCGCAGATCCTGGCCGGCCTTGCCGCCATCGGAGTTACCGATCTGGCGATGCTGGATCAGTTGACTGCCATTGCCGCCACGCTCCAGGGCATTGCGGCCGGTTCCGGGTCTGCCTTCGCCCCGGGCGCGCAAGGCAAGGCTACCGCTACCGCGACCGCCACGCTCGATGACGTGGTGACATCGCTGAGCGGCATCCTGGCCGCGATTCAGGGCGTTTCCGCCAGCCTCAGCCCGATGGCTGCCTCGCTGGCTTCCATCGATGCCGGCGTCCAGGCAATCGGGGCCGTCGATGCGCAGTTGCTGACAGCCGCTCAATCGATCGACACGACGCAGCAGTCCATCAAACATTTCTGGGAGTCGCTGCTGTACGTGATGTCCCAGATCTCGACGTACCTTGCGCCGTTCCTGGGCATCCAGGAGGGAGCGCCGCAGCAGGGCACGCCGGCCACTGGATCGCCGATCACCCTGCCGCCCGGCAGCGGAACTGCGGATCAGGCCAATGCCATGCTTCAGCAGTTGCAGACGCTCTCCAGCATGCAGGGGCAGGGCAACACTACCTTGCAAGGCATGCTGATCGGCCAGGTCGTCGGGAATACGACTCTGCAGGGGATGCAGATCAGCGATGCGGCGCAGCAGCAGACGGCATCCACGCTCAATCAGATCCAATCCGATTCCCTGCAATACGCCGGGCAGATCAGCCGAGCCACCGCGCAGGCCGTTACGCTCGGGACGCAGATTGATCTGGCCTCGAGCGACACCAACACGATTTTGCAGAACATTCTCAGCGTCATTCAGGGCGAGGCTACCGACGTCAGTAAGATCCTGAGTGACGCCGATCAGATGGTGAAGCAGCTAACCGCCCTGGTGGGATATTGGAAAGACGTAGGCGCTACCATCCCCACGCTGCACCTGACGTTGCCGCAGACTCCGGGCGCAACCAATACCAGTTCCACTACTCCAGCCGGAACCACCGGAATCATCAACGCAGACAACGGAGTGGTGGGCATGCTGCAGCAGTTGCAGACCACGCAAAATGTCGGCAACGCATCCCTGCAGGCGATACAGGCAGCGCAGCCGCCCCAGATTCAATCTGCAGCCCAACTGACGCAACTGTCTTCCGCCTCGCTTGGCGTGAGTCAGGAGGTAGCGCAGAATACGGCGTCCATCGTGGGAAGCTCCAGCCTGGCAGCCGCGCAAATAGCGCAGATTCCGGAGGCATTCCAGGGGGCCGTTGTCGCGATGGGCTATTCTAACCAGGCCGCGATTTCGGACGCCGTATCTCCACTCATAAGCGCCACGCAGCAGAACACGGCGGCCGTTGTCGCGATGGGCTATGCAACGCAGAGCCTAGGGTCTGCCACGCAACAACTGGCGCAGAGCATCCCGTCTATATCTCAGATCTCGAACATCGCCGCGATAGCCTCTGTTTCGCCCAGTGTTTCGGCGGCAAACACCATCGCCTCAGCGTCAACGTCGATGGCCTCCAACGCGACCTCGCCCACTATCGCGGGCAGTAGCACCGTCGGCAACATCACGATCAACGTCAACGGCGCGCAGAACGCGCGGCAGATCGCCAGCGACATTTTCAAGGAACTCCGGCAGCGTTCGCCGGTGTTCTCGCAGGCCGTCACGAGAGGGAAATTATGAGCGTCACGCACACCATCGTCCGCAGCGCGGTAAAGGCCCCGACCGTCGCGGGGCTACAGGTCATCGAGCCCGTCGTGGGCGATTTCGAGAATAACGTCTCTATCCTCATCCCTGCTCAGTCAGGATCGCCGGTCACGGGCGCTAATTTTCAGGTCAACTGGTCCTGCACGCGCAGCAAGTTGCAGTCGTTCGTAGTGCAGTCGTCTCGGCCTTGCACTATCTACACTAACTCGCCGTCGAGCGGGAGCCCGCAGGACACGATACCGCTCGTAAACGTGATGGACAGCCTCGGCAACTCAACCGGCCAGGTGCTCGTCTGGACGCTGCAGGCCGACCAGATCGGGCGATGCCCATTTGCGGGAAACGTCACGACCATGTACGTCACGCCTCCCATCGGAGGCGACCCGGTGCTGTTTCAAATTCTCGCGATTGTCAATAACTGATGCCGCTGCAACTAAAAATCATGGAGCCCGGCGTCGGGCTGGTTGACCAAACCAGCCGCATCGCCAAAGGCGCGCATCATGGTTTGCAGTACTCCATCATCATCGGGCAGCGGGCGACGCTGAACGTGACTTTCGAAATACCGATTGGCGATTCCTACTCGCCGACGATCGGCTCTCCGTTGTTCTACTACGAGACGTTCGGCGGCACGACGGAGTTGGTGTTTGCGGGAAAGATCATGGATGTCAACCCGCACTGGTTCGGCCAGGACCTGCACTACGTCAAGCTCCAGTGCGCGTCTCTGGAATCCCTGTTCGATACCGTCCTGGCGCCCGCGCAAGTATTCACCGGGCAGACCGCCGCGGCAATCTTCACCGCGCTCGTTACGCCTATTGTCAATTCCGCGCCCGCGCTGATTCAGATTGGTTCGATCATCGGCGGCCTCGTCATCGACAAGCTAATTCTAGACGGCACCACTTACATCAAGGACGCTCTCGATCAACTTGTCACCACGATGAGCAACGAGTCAGGAACAAACTGGGCTTGGGGCATAGATCTGGTGCGGTTTCCGCTGCCTGCCGTCTATTTCCGGCCTCCCGATGGCCTCGGGATCACGATCACGGGCCAGCCCGGCGAGTTGCTGTTGGACACGCTCGATTACGAAACGAACCTGAGCGACTTCGTAGATTCGGTCAGGATCAGCGCCAGTAACGACATATTTCCGCCATCGACCTGGATATTTCAGGCTCCGAGCCCGAGCGCATCGAACCGTAACGTCTTCACCCTGCCATTTGCTCCGACCCAGGTCACGGCGGCCCGCATTACCCGCGCAGATTTCTCGCCACC